GGTGCGCCGATTAAGTTCCGACATTCCGCTAATTAGACTATCGAGGTTTGCAAGTTCGGCGGCTTGTGCTGGCTCCGTTATCGTTTCCGATACTGCGGGTTGGTAAACATACAGATCGCCTTGCTTGACATAGCCTTCTGGCAATGAAGAGTATTTTAGTTTATCAAAGACATCTGCATTTACTGGTTTATTTTCAGATAACGCTTTGTATAAAACACCTTGCTGAACTGATTCTCCACCATACGATTCAAGGTTTTGCGTAGCAGTTTTTATTTCACTTTCAATTTTTCTTCTGCGCTCGCTTTGATTTAATTGAGCCTTTACACTTTTAGGAAACTCTTCTTTCTTTATTTTATCTAATTTGGATTCTGCATCTATTAAATTTTTTTGAGCCTTATTAAATGTAGATTTATATTCTTCAAAACTCATCTGCTCTGGCTTCGTCACATCGCGCTGGACTGGCTCCGTTATCGTTTCCGATACTGCGGGGGCGGTCGCTTGCACGGCCTCGGCAGCTGGTGCAGCTGCTCCAACTGGTTGTTCAGTTACCCCCGCTTTGAAAACATATTTACCACCTTCTTTAACATAACCTTTTGGTGGTTTAGTTTTTGAAACCTTTGCACTCATTGCTGGAGCATTTGGATCACGCAATGTTACTGGCTCAATCCTTACTCCTCCAACTGGGTCTTTGATGTCGCCATCTCTGCCTCTACCTTTTTTTGGTTTCCAAGAATATGCAAACCCAGAATCAGATACATACAATTCCGCACTTCCAGTTGGCGTTTCAATTATGTCTCCTTCTCGGAACCCTTGTTTTTCTAAATGATTTGTGAGTGATTCGTTTGTTATCTTTGAAGCCTTGAATACCCTTACATCCGTCGGGTCGCGTTGCGCATATCCCAAGTCGGCGGCTTCTTCTATTGTTATTTCTTCTGGTGCAGCTTGCTCGGTGACTGGTGCGGGAGATACTACTGGATCACCTAAATGCGGGTATCTTCCACCAGATAGTTCAAAAGGAGAAAGACCTTCTTGCGGGGATTGTGAAGCAATTGGAACTTCTGCGATCTTTTCGTTAAATCGAAAACGGATTACTTCTGGAGTAATTTCAACCGAAGCATTCTTTCCTTCTTCATATTCATTCCGAATCTCTTTTATTTTTTCTGCGTTTTCGGGAGAAACAAAAGCAATCTGGTCAGAGTAACTTGTTGTTCCAGAGTATTTGTCTCGGCGTATCTTCCCATCTGGTAAAATATAATAAGTGCTGCCACGACTTGTTTTGAATGTTGTCGTTGCTACAGTTGGTTCTAACGCCTTTCGTTCTTTAGCTGTTCCGATTTTCGGATTACGAGATAGCTCTGTGTATCTATCAATAGCAGCAGCTTCTGGCGCGGCCTCTGCGATGGGTGGCGCAACCTCTGCTGGTGGCGTGACTACTTGTTCTACTGGCGCTTTAGGCCTCACAACTGGAATAGGCGTGACTCCCGGTATCACTTCTTTCCCTACCATAGACACAGGAGGTTCTTCGGTAACTATTGGCTTGGCAGGTGCGGCCTCCGTAGGTTGAACTGTCAAGGATTCCTTGACAGTTGGCTCTGCGGGCGCGGCTTCTGGAGTGGTAATCGCTTTCGCCAATTCAAGCTGTTGCTTCTCTGCTTCTGCTACTGGATCAGCGGATTCAACGATACTATCTACTTGGCCTTGTGCTGCCGCGAGGATGGCTTCTTTCTCTTTGAGTTCCAACTTCAGCTTCTGCGCTATTGGATCAGTTGATTCGATAGCTTGTAAGACTTGCTTGGTATCCGCGATTTCTTGTTCTAACTTTTGCTTATTAGCCAGCACTGCTTTACCCTGTGGATTATCGTTACCGATAACAAGGTTTTCAGCTTCTTTGTTTGCACTCTCAGTAATCTTAGCTTCTTCAATTTGCTCTGGTGTAAATGGTGCAGCGATAGTAGTAGCCGCCGCGCCTGCCGCACCACCAATCAACGCTTCACCGATAGCCTGTTTAGGATTAACCTGTATTCCTTTTTCAGTTTCTATAGTGCCACCAATTTGTTCAGCAAAAGATTGCAAGCCCTCTGGAACACTTTGCCCAAGGAATGAAGATGCAAGGCGTTTAAAGAATGGGCCAACAGCTTCCTTGCCGCCCGGAAGAAATCTTGTAGCAAAAGAATCTAATGCGCCAGATACAACGGCGGTTGATATAGCATAAGCCATATCCTCGTCAGTTGGTTCTGTGTAACCATTATTCTTGGCTCGTTCCAAGGCAACTGGGCCTACAACTTGCGCTGCCGCAATTGCTGCTGGGCCTACGAATTCTCCAGCCGCGCCACCTATTGTGCCTCCTGTTGGGCCAAGCAAACCTCCAACTCCTCTACCAATAAATTTTCCAACAATTCGTGATCCAATGCTATAAAGAATCTGACCAGTCTGTTCAGCAACCGCTCTTGGAGCATACTGAGGCGCAAACCCTGCAATCTGGAACTCACCTTCTTGTGGCTCCATGAATCTTTGACCAGCAGAAACATAACCTTCTGGTTCTTGAATCGCACCCTTCAATGCTGTAGCTACTGCGGGGAACCCAGCAACTTGTGCCGTCTCTCCCATAGCTTCAAGCGGTTGACCAAACGATTGCTTGAGTGCCGCTGGTATTTGCAAGATTTCTTGACCAATAGAAGTGCCTACTGGTTTTTCTATTCCAAGGTAAGCGTCGGGGTCGAATGGCGTTTCTTTAACGCCACCCCCTTCAGCAAGATAAGCGTCTGGATCAAAGGCCATGTAATTAAATTCCTAATCTTTGTTTGATTTGCTTTGCGCGAGGATCATTTGAATTCGCGTTAGCCCAGTCTAATGCTTGTTGATCCATTGGCGAGAGTTTTTTTACTTCTGTTTTCTGAAGATTTTTTGATGCAGACAAATTCAATCCCGTAGAGTCAGCGATAGCTGGAACAGTCTGAATTGTTTGGATCATCTCATATTGTGCTTCAGTAATTGGAATTGGAGTTGCGCCTTCCCGTGGGATAACAACAAATGGGAATTTGGATTTTGGCCCGTATTCTTTTTCTGGAACAGGAGCAAGCGTAGCATTTAGAATGCCGCCATTTTGCTGAAAGATTTCTTTGAACGTAGGAAGATCAGCAGCAGGTCGTTCTTTAGATAGCTTGGATGAAGAATCTCTAAGCTTAGAAATAAACTTTTGGTTATCTGCATATTGTTGCTCTCCAACTTTTACAAATTCTTGTGCAAATGTTTTGCGAACAGTTGGATCATCATTCGTTCCACTCGCAGTCATCTTGATGCGAACTTGCTCATTTACTTTAGGAACACCGATGCTCCCAATATCAATTCCATATTCGCCAAGATCAATCTTTGCTTCTTCGTATTTAGAAGCACCCGGATCAAATGCTACAGATTGATTTGCTGCTTGAACTTTTTGTTGTGCAGGCAATGCGTTAAATCCAGCAACATTTGCAACTGACGCTTGCTTGTATGTAGGTAATTTAGCGAATGCTTGTTGTGCTGCTGCCGCTTCTTTTGTCGGGCCAGCCATATCTGGTTGTTGCATTTTAAATGGTTTGCCTTCTGCACCAAGTTGCGCTGCTCGTTCTTCTGGGGTTAATACTGGTTCCATTACTGGCAACCCAGACATCTCATCTACAGGTTGAGTAAAGTCAGGTTCGCCCATTATTGCTTGCTCTGCCGCTTGCGCTCCAGATATTTGAGATTCACCCCCACCGCCACCATACCTCGCGTTATACATATTTTCACGAACGCGAAGTTGTTCTTTTTTATAGAAATCATTTGTTGCAAGTTCTATTCCCTTTTCAAATGCAGGTATAGCTTGCCTCAAATTTGGATTATTCATTACAGATGGATCAGTCAAGAATGGCATCAGCTTCGCATACGCCTCACCAGTCTTCCCTGATCCAGCAAGGCTCATCGACTCCTGCATACTCTGCTGCAAGAAGGGTAGCATAGCTTGTGCTTGCTTCTGCTGTTCTTGCTGCGCTAAAGCTTGTCCTACATTCTGACCAAGTTTAGCCAAAGAATCTCCAACCCATGCGGTAGATTCCGATGCGCGGTTGGTTCCTGTCATTATGAGTTCTGCGATAGACATATTAGTAAATCATACTTCCTATATTTCGATATGGGTTATATGCCGCTGAAGTTTGTTGCGCTTGTTGAGGACTTCCATATCCACCCATAGCGGCGTATTGATTATAGCTAGGACCTTGTTGAGCCGCAGACGCATAACTTAAACCCATGCCAGCCCCAACACCAGCCTTACCAATATCAGAAAATCCTTGGCCGATTGCTTGCTGTGCAGCGTAATTTGCGGCGGCATTCTCTCTGTTCACATTATAGATATTCTGCGCCTGCCCAGTCAATGCGCCAAAGTTTCCTTGGTTGATCTGAGAGATAAGACCTTGTTGTTCCATAGCATTTTGTATGCCATATTGTTTTACTTGGATGTCTTGCCCTCTTCCTTGCAACCCTATCCCCATCATTTGCGGGACGTTTTGAGTGAATGCACTAGCTAATTGCTGCCAGCTTTGGGCTGTATTTTGAAGTCCTCGGAAACCTTCAGAAAGTCCAATGCTACTTGTTGCCAGCCCCCGCTGCTGTTCGTTGACTCCGGGCGCTAATTGCATTCCAGCAAGAATCCTTGCTTCAGATGATAGTCTTAGTTGGTCAGCAAGTCCAGCCTGCGCTGTTTGGAATCCACCAACCCTGCCTGCTGTTACTGGATTAAACCCTGCACCTGACCTTTCTGCAATCGTTCGGTTGATTTGCTCTTGCTGCACTGGAGTAAGCTCGCCTCTCAACATACTGCCAACTACTCCCCGTTGCTGGTCAATCAATGCTTGGTTAGCTTGTAGCCCTTGGTATTGCTGGTTAAGGTTATTCTCCCACTGATTAAGTGACTGCATCGCTTGCGCTCTGGCCTGCGAAGACCCCGGAACAATTCTATCAAGTTGCTGTAAGGTATTAGCGGTTATCTGATTTGCAGCATTTATGGATTCAAGCGTTGCATTCTGAAGATTAAATTCTGGAACGTTAAGATTGGGATTTATCTTTTCGATAGCAGACTTAACTTGATTTTGTTGCTGAATGTATTGACTTGTTGCTTTTTTAAGCTGCTTTTGATAAGTCTTGCCCGCCTTACCTTGAGCTTTAGATGCACGATTTGCTGCCGAAACATTAAACAAACTTGATCCTATAGAACCCAAGATTCCCGCGCCTCCAGCGGCCATTGCTGAACCAATCACAGGCAACGCATAAAACATCCTAGAGTGCTTATCTCTAATTTTATTTTCTGGAAGTGTTAAAAAGCTCATCGGTATAGGAAGTAATCGTTGGGTGATGGTGAAAGTAAATCAGAACCGATTAGGTTTTCTGGTCGGCTATAGTTTGAGAATCGAATTGGCGCGGCGGTTGGGATTTCCAAGTTCTCCATCTCCTTCTCTTGCTCTTGCACGGCCAAGGCCAAGTTAGACATGAACTCTTGAGCCTTACGATTCTCCCGCGAGTTTAATGCAAGAACCGCATAGATCATTGCATCAGGAATAAACTCGCAGAGTTCCTTTGGTTCAGTTAGGTCAAAGTATTTCTTGGATGCGTAAAGTGTAATGCACTCGCAAGTCTTCGGAGCTTTGAACCTACGGAATGTAGGATTGCTATCATTGGGTTGATAGATTGCTATCAGCGTTCTTGCCTGCAACTCCATGTCGTAAGCATAAACGCGAATCCTACCTTTAGTTACTGGCTTGGATACTGCACGAACTCCCTTGATTAACAGGTCAGTCTTGGAGAGATTAGGACTCTGCGCGGCGAATAGATTGACCTTATGGTAAGTGTCGTATTGATCCTGCACTTCAAACATCAACTCTGTGCCTGCATCTTCTATGTCTTCCGCAATGATTCCCAACTGGTATGGGTGTGTTGTGTAATCACGGAACAATACATGGAGTCCGCCGACTTCAACTATCCCCCTATGGCATGAATTTTCTGCCCGAAGCGCAAAGGCGTTGGTCGCATTGAACCACTCGTCAGCAAGAGACGCAGAATCATCCCCGATCCAAGCAAGTTTAATTTGCTCGTATCGGTTAGGCAGCGTGAAGCAGTTGTTCACGCAGCAGATTTGGACATACTCTTCTTGAGAAGTCCAAGCTCGTTTATTCCATAGTAGTCGTCTTGCTTGGTTTACTGCTTTGACTCCGCGCTCGTATGAACAAGTTCCTGAGTCGCCGACAAACCCCTTCACAAGCTCTACCATCTCTTCGAGGGTATCGCCCATAGATTATCGTTACCGATAATTACTTCTGGTAGCCTTGCTTTGGAGTGCCAGCAGTCGTATAGACGCTGGGCTTTTTCGAGCCAAGGTTCGGTTTGTTCCCCATGGTTTCACGGATCATGCCGCGAGTTGGTGAGCCGCCGCTGACGAGTTTAGGATCTGTTCCTTTTAGTGGTGTCATATTTTTGTTTGGTTGGTTGTTATGCTGAATGGATTGCTACCCATTCTACGTTTGTTATTGTGGCTACGTTTTGGTCAATGAAGACTGTGAAGCCAGAAATAGTTTGTGATCCAGTTTGGATTGCAAAAATTGGTGCTGAAGCTGCGCCACCCGCATTGGCTTGAGGCGTAAATGCTACAGTGTAATTGTCGCTTGGCATTGCAGTTGCGAAAGTAATAGTTACAGTTTGATCTCCAACAACAAGACCAGAAATAACGCCTTGCCTTACTTGTGTAGTAGCAAGAACATCAATTTGATTCTGCAAGTTCAACAGATAATCATTGATTGTTTGGATCTGCTGCGGGGTGACATCTGCCAATCCGGGGATATTTACAGTTCCACTCGCCAAAACAGTGTCAGTAAATTGCTGAAATATCTGAGTCCAGTTTCCAGTTGGGCAAAAGTCGTCTGGAACAGATGGAAAAATAAGTGCGGGTGATGAATCTTGATTGTCCGTAAGCCTGTAATGGTTGATTGTTAATTGACGATATTATATTCCCAATATTTTTCTTGGCAACACAAAAATGGTTCGCATTCTTGATTTTCTTCTGGGCAGTCACCAACTGGAGAATCGTCGTTGTTTTTAATGTTCGCCATCAACCTCACTCGATCAATGGTTGCTGATCCAGTTAGATTGATTTTGATTTGAAATTCACTTCCTTCTACTGATGGGATGCCAGCCAAGTCATTGCACTCACTTGGGTCTGGTGTGTTAAACTTATAGCGTTTGTAGCGATTACCACCCCGCTGCGGGACACATTCAGTCACCACCGGAGAACATGGATTGCAGCCAAAAGTAGTAGGCACTTTAAGTTCCGACCAGCAAGGATTGCTGTCTGCGCGAAATTCAACAGAACTTTCTACTTCTCCCTTAATCTCACTCATCCACATTTCTCCACCAGTAATTTTCTTACGGAGGAACTTGTTTGTTGCTCCGCTTCGGTTGAAGTCATACCTGCCAGTAGTGAAGAAGGATTCAATCTGCCTTGTTCCGTTTGGGCCAAAGTCATCAGTTTGTTCTGATGTTACTTCATACAAGCGATTTTTATTGTCGTTATCAAATGAGAAAGCGAACCCACGCTTCTGTCCAGCTATCAATGCTGATAACATTTGAGTAGGTCGAATACCAGTCCATAGCCCGTTCCAACGGAATGTCAGTTGAGCGTCCGGTGCTGGAGATGCCGACTGGTCAAGATCAAGCGCGATCATCCCACGATGATACCTATGAAGTCCGAGTGCTGATGTTCTTTTAATCTCAGGAGCAACTGTGCTTAATAGGTAGTTGTCAAAAAACATTGAAGACGCAAACTGTCTAAGCCAAGGCGTATCACGTTCCACCCATTTGTTTACCTCTCTCGATAGTTTACGAAGTGAGAAGTATCTATTAAACTCAGATTGAGTATTTGAATAGAACGCCCAACCATCGTGTGACCTAAACCAAAGCTCAGAGTTTACCAATCCCAAGTATGGGCTTGTGCATCCGCGCCCAAGAAGACTAATACGTTGGATGTTTGTCGTATTCCATTGCGCTCTTGGGATTGATACATCCATTGCAAACGCTCCATTGCCAGTTAAGACTACAAGTTGACCTTGGCCGCGAAGGTTCAACCCAAGCTCTGGCATCACTTTCATGCCAGTGATATTTCCCATCATGCTTGGAGTGGAAAACGCCCCTCCCAATTCCCAGTAAGTTATCTCGGTGAATCTACGGGTGTTGGTAGTATCAGTAAATCCAGCACCAAAGATAATGTCAGATGCGTAGATTTGGTTAAATCTATCGGATACGAATACACGGCCAAACGCATACTCCATGATCGTGCCAATCGGCATTTCTCGATTGAATGGATTCAGCCTCACTGCGTTGGTATTAAGATCGCCATTCCATGCAATCGGGTTTTGGTATCCGTTCTGGATGTAGAGTTGGTCTTCAGCCTGCACGAAAAAGGTGTGCATCAGGCTTCCATCATTCCATGTCCACCCATCTGCTACTGGTAGTTTGTAGGCGTAAGCAACATTGTTTACGATCTTCAGAAAGTAGATTACCCCCGCGACTGATATTACTATTCCATCAGCAGATTCGTATGTTGTCCTCCGATATGGATACGCGCCTTGGAAGTTTCCAGTCTGAATATCGTTTACGATAGTCTCTGGTTGTCCCACTCCCGCTACGATGTTGATATTCCTGATACTTGGGCGAGTGCGGTTAATGCCGCCTCGGAAGGTTCTATTCACCGATTCGGCTACATACATCTCAGGCAAATACGATGGATGCGTTGCAGCGTCTTGCGCTATAACACTTGTGAATCCATCAAAGACTGATCCTTCTGCTGGCATTATGTTTTGATAATGTAGTTCATCGCCACATTTTGAGGGCGAGTTTCTGTTTGTCCATCAGATGCTATTGTATGTTGGTGATCCGATCCACCAGATGAAGTTGTTCCAGAATAGGTGTGTGTATGGCGAGTGCTTGCGCCTCCTGTGTTAAATGGGGCTTGAGAATTTCTTTGCACATCAGTTCCGCCGCCAGATTGCACGTTTCCAGTAAGATTTGTTTCAGAGTAAACATGGCTATGATCTGGTGAATCAACTCCAGTTGTTCCGCTAAATGAATGGGTGTGGGTTGCGTTAAACAACCCTGTATTACCACTGTGATTATGAGATTTGAATGCGTCTGCTTGAGTGGTTCCAAATGCACGGAGAGGGTCAATTCCCCTGCCATTATCAAATCCACGAACAAACATTCCGCGAAGATCAGGGACGGCAAAGTTTGTTAGTCCATCTCCAGCGCCATAGGTAGTTCCAATAGCAGAAAACAAGTTAGGTTGAGGGGATGGATCAAGTGCTGTTCTCCCATACAATGAACCATCGCAGATAACCCATCCAGAAGGCGCAGAGTTTGCGGCGAAAGGAACAATTGCTCCAGTTGGGATACCACCGGGAATCGTTGAGTTGAATTGGATATTCCCACTCAATACTTGCAAGAAGTCTCCATTTACTCCGCTCGCAAGTGAAAATGAACTGCCATTTTTAACCAAGACTCCGTTACCAGCTGGAAGGAGTGAGGCCAAATTACCAATCTTCCATTGAGTTCCATCCCAGTAAGCCAAGAAGTTATCGCCCGTATCAGTGGGTTGCCATTGTCTTACAGTTCCATCGGCCAAAAGAACCATGATCTTAGGCGCGACATCGACTGCGTTAAGTTGCAAACTAGGCAGTTTGATTGGTGATGTCAGTGATCCACTCTTCCAAGCAACATCGTTGTTTTGGTCATACTGGAGAAGAGATACTTCAGTTGGTTCCACCAATACCTTTTGGCAAGAAGCGTGATCTTCTACTACGAGTTTGCGTCCATCTGTAGTTGTTTCAAGTCCTTCGCAAAACAATGGAAACTCTGTGTCGCAAGGTGGGCAGTTTGTGCAGTCGCTCATAATATTTTTTATGTAAATTAAACAACAATACGCAGTTCGCCAGTTGATGTTTTGTAAACATCATCAGCAACTAATCCACCAGTAATTGCAGCGGCATTCGTTGCATAAGTTGGAAGACCTTGTAAACGAAGTGTTCCATTTACATGAAGTTTTTTTTGCGGAGTAGAAGTTCCAATCCCGACATTACCCGCGCTTGCTACACGCATCTGTTCAGCATTGTTTGATTTTATGATGAGCGGATGCGCTGAAGATGTTCCCACTTCAGCCTGCGCGTTCTGTTCTGCCGTAAGATCAACTGAAACTCCACCTTGAGTAGCGATATATGAAGATGAAGCTGCGCTAGACGTATCAGTATTTACTACTCTTACTGCTGTTTGCGCTGCTTGAGTTTGGGATACGTCTAGCTTTACTGCTGGAGAGTTCGTTCCAATACCTACACTACCATTCGTGTTCGATTGTAGGTTTACGCTCGTTCCATCAATCTGAAGGATAGCTGAGTTAGTAAAAATCCTTGGGGTAGTTCCTGCGGCTTGGATGCGAAGATCATAGTCATCCGAGTTTGGATTCTTCAAATCCATGTAAACATTTCCTGTTCCTCCAACCTCAATGCGGGTGTCGCCACTTGGGTTGTTTAAAAGCAATTCAGTTCCGCTGATAGAGGAGAACGCCACTCCACCAGTTGAATCTCTTTTAACAATTGTATTCGGAGTATTTGTGCTTACAGCTTGAGTAAACTTGATAAATCCATCCGTAACTATCGGAATACTACCCTCTGTGCCCGTAAGACGCTTTTGGCAGAACAATGAATCCTCAACAACAAATGCTTTTGCTGTGCTTGTTGTTTCAAGCGGTTCACAGAATAATGGATAGTCTGTTTCGCAAGGAGGAGCTGGTGTGCATGGAGTCATAAGGCTTGTAGGTTATTATAGTGCTTGCCAAGCGGTTCCGTTCCATACAAACATAATATTGGATGTTGTATTAAAATACAATGCACCGACAATTAGAGCATTTCCAGAATTATCGACCGTTGGTGCGGTTGCTTTTGCGCCCAAGTAAACCGTGTTAAATTGAGCCACTTGATCCGCTGCATATTGAGCTATGCGAGCGTAGTATGCTGCCCTTTCAGCGATTGCATTCATCGCGTCCTCACTTGGGCCGCATGGGTTACATTTAGAACTTCTGGATTTTGAACAACTCATAATATCGTTTACGATAATTTAATCAAGGAAACTTGCACTGACAAGAGAAATTTTAGGGTGGGTATAAGCAAGCCAAGCATTAGCAATACTTGCAGGATCATAATACCATGCGCGAAGATTGACTGACTTCCAATATGAATCCCAAACATAGAGTTTATTCGCGCCAGTTGGGTATAAGTAAACTGTAACTGCATGACCCCAATCTTTGGTTTGGATTCGCAACACGCGAGCTTGTATCGCTTTTTCTCTAAGCCCCTGCGCCATTGCTATTGCTTCTGGTAAACAAGCGTTTTTGTAGCGCCCTGAGAACGATGGCTCATTAACCGGAAGCGTTGAGCATCCAACGAGAGCTAGTATAGCTATGGCGATTATGAATCTCATACCTGTTCCACCAAAAGATATGGAATCGTCTTCTGGTTGTATCGACTCATTTCTGAATAGACGAGGTTGATGAATCCGTCCCATTGTGTCGGGTAGATTGTTTGGCAACCAAGCGAGCTGGTTGTATTAAATCCCCCTTTGTGGATATTAATCGCGATCCCAAGCGACTCACCCTCAGAGTCTCTAATGACGGGAAGAGCCTCATTTGGCGTAGCAGGTCTAAGTGCTGGATACCCGCCACTCGGTTTACTAATTCCATGCTTACCTTTTTTGTAGCGATGAACACCCGGAATGAGCGAAGCCACGCCTTTTTTAAAGACCGACGGATCAGTGTTAGCGTTAAAAGTAGCATGGCACGATGGTGATAGTAAGATAATGGCATCATCATATAAGTTTCGGTCGTTTTTTCCTTTTACTCCCATTGAATTGGCGTAATACCCTCGTATTCCAACCAAAACAACTCTATCTTCAATCCTTGCTTTGATTACCATAGCAAGGGTTTTTTCTTTAGCCTGTTGAGGTCTGGAATTTGGGAGCATTATCCTTTACGAATTACGTTGATTAAACCAACTAATCCCAATCCAGCTACAAGAATCGCTTCTTGCAACTCCGGTTCGATCTTAACTCCAACTGCCGTAGCAATCAGAATCAATCCGCGCCAAGTTGAATTTTCACTCAACTTCTCTAACAATATTTCTAGTATTTTCATTTTTTTGTTCCTTTCGGTTCGGGTAGTTCGTATGTCAGCCTCCCGTAATCTGTTTCTAGCGATACTCCAAGCGTAGTGCATCCAGTTAAGAATGCAAGTGCAAGAAATACGAATGAAATTAAAATCATCCCAAGTGCAATTTTTTCTGGTTTCATTTATTTTTGTTCCAGTTTTTTGCTATGACAGCAAGCGAGCCGATTCCAACAGCAATACCTACTAGCAGCGAAGCTATCCTTAACCAAGCCTCCACTTCTGGAAGCATTGATATTCCGACTGAAGTTGCCGTTGCCAGCAATCCAGCAGCGCAAGCATTAAACGATGGTGTGTCCATAATTTTTAAGATGAAAGTTCTGTCATTGCTGCAACAACGACCGTTGCAAAAGTATATGGCGGCAGTGCCCAATCATTGCGCGAGCCTTGATCTTGTGCATAGATAGCCAAAATTCCCCTTAAATACAGCTCAAGCGCATCCAGTTCCGCGCATGTTTTGTTGGCAGCCGTTAAACTCATTCGCAGATAAATCAACGTAGGTTGGTAGTCGCTCCCGAGGCCTATGTTATATAGGTGCTCAATCGCCGTGCAAAATGGAAGCGGGAGATTCGGTATTGGAGGCGCGGGCTGGGCTGCCAACCAAAGCGCAAATTCCTCTTCCGTCATTTGCACCCAAGGCGGTCCTGGGTCAATGTCAGACTCTCTCCTGCGGGCGAGGGTTCCAATTTCGGGATTTAAGTGAAGGTAAAGCATTTTTTTAGGCAGTTAGAAATGTCATGACTGGAACTGTTGCAACGTGTAAAGCACGCGAGGTTGTGCCGAGAGTTTTCACGATGAACGCGCCCCAGTGCATTGTCGTGGTTGGATAGCCGGATGTTATGGTTAGTGGGGTTCCGTTGTTAATCGTAACGCGCAGCTCCGTCCCATTATAGCGGATGTCGACTTTTATCCATACGTTAGCTGTAATCGTAGCTGTTCCGGTAGAAAGAGTTTCGACTCCCGCCGATGTTGCTGCGGCGTAAGCGAGGTTGCCATTTATCATCATCCCAACTGATCGACGGTTTGCAAATGTTCCGCTGTCTGCGTATCCGCCAGCGTAAACCCGAAATCCCTCAGTTCCATCTGACAACGTAGGGATTCTGATATAAAACGACCCGTTAAAAACCGAGAACGCTTGAACAGTATTTCTATTTCGATCGCCAACCCAAGACCCACTCCCCGAAGCAAATACCGAATGACCCGCTGCGCCAGCGGCTGTTGACCCCGTGCTGAGAATGCTGTGATTCGGAGTTGTCCCCGAAGACGTGCCAGCGCCTAAGTCGGCAGTAGCACCAGTGCCACTCGTAAGACCAAGTGCGCCATTCGCAAAAATCGGCACTTTTGTTCCGGCGAATAAGAGATTGACAAACGATGTGTATGGGTCTGCAACACTCTCGAGGTTGTTCGCTGCGGTCAATAATTGCTGCTCAACGTTGCTGGAATCCCGCACGAAGGGAACCCCTGATGACAAATACAAATCACCGATTTGAGGCGAGCCACTTACTGAAAGCGGCACACGCATTCTTCCCGAGAAGACCGCCAAATCCGCGTTGCCTGAACCGTCAAATGTTAGTCCAGAAGCACCAGCAAAGGCTCCAGATAGGTTATACTGAGCTTGGCCGCTGCTTCCTCCGGGCGTGCCTCCACCGCCAGATGGCCCTGTCGCGCCCGTCAAACCAGTAGCTCCTGTAGCTCCCGCGCCTGTAGCTCCCGTTGCTCCTACATTGCCGACTGTAAAAATAATAAATGCAAGATCGGCATTGTTTGGGAAATTGGTAGTTCCAGTGCCACCTGATGTGACAAAAGTTACTGGATATTCGACATATCCCGTTTGCAATACTGGGGTAGCAGATACAGTCCATTTCTGGAAATTGTTGCTATTGCCAATGTCTTGCAAAATGATTGTATCCCCAGTTTTTACTAATTGCAAAATTACATCGACATCATTGTTGAGCGCGTCAATGTGGCTTACATTGATTTGCGTTGCGCTAATTTGAGTCGCATTATTCCATATAAGATGGGTATTGCCCGGATCGCCGCTTGTGATTGTGGTTTTTCCTTTGTATTCAAAAAAGTTGGAAGAAGATCCGCTTGGGCCTGTTGCACCCGTGGCTCCAGCAACCCCTGTCGCTCCAGTCGTTCCCGCTCCCGTTGCTCCCGTTGCCCCAATAATACCTGTTGCACCTTGGACTCCCGTTGCTCCCGTTGCCCCTGCGCCTGTAGCTCCTGTGGCTCCGTTTACTCCCGCAACACCAGTTGCTCCTGTGGCTCCGTTTACACCAGCAACTCCAGTAGCACCTGTTGCGCCATTTATACCAGCGGTTCCTGTTGCGCCCGTAGCCCCCGCGCCTGTCGCGCCTTGAACGCCAGTCGCTCCAGTTGCTCCGTTTACTCCAGCAGTTCCTGTAGCACCAGTTGATCCTTGGGTTCCAGTCCCCGTTGCACCTGTTGCCCCGTTTGAGCCAGAAACGCCAGTCGCGCCAGTCGCGCCGTTGACACCAGCAACTCCAGTCGCACCCGTGCTTCCTTGTATTCCTACTCCAGTTGCACCAGTTGATCCTTGTGATCCAATTCCTGTAGCTCCCGTGGCTCCCGCGCCTGTAGCACCTTGGATGCCAGTTGCTCCCTGTGATCCTGTGGCCCCCGTCAATCCCGTTGCGCCTGTAATGCCAGTAGCTCCCGTGATTCCGCTTGCTCCTGTAGCACCAGCAGACCCAACGCCCGTGGCTCCTGTGGCTCCTGTTGGACCACCGCTTGGCCCTGTGGCTCCTGTAATTCCAGTTAATCCAGTAGCACCGCGAGGCCCAATGCTTCCAGTAGCCCCTTGCGACCCAACCATTCCTTGCTGCCCAGTAGCCCCTGTAGAACCAGATGCGCCAATACCAGTCGCACCCGTAAGTCCTGTTGAACCCGTCAACCCAGTAGCTCCTGTAATTCCAGTTGCTCCGCGAAGTCCAGTAGCTCCCGTAGTCCCGTTAGTTCCCGCCAATCCTGTAGCGCCCGTAGCACCTAACCCAGTAGCGCCCGTTGCCCCAGTAGGGCCACCACTTGGCCCAGTCGAACCTGTGAGTCCCGTAGCACCCGTTGCTCCGATACCAGTCGCACCAGTTGCTCCGCTTGCGCCAATAGCCTTTTGCGCCAAGCAAGCTGAATGCGCTGCACTCTCCGCACTTTCTTTAGCAGACCTTGCATAAGATGCAACAATAATGGTTTCGTTACAGCAACTCATAGTTAGTTATCGTTTACGATAATTGGTTGAATCCAACTTGGCAATGTTATTCCTTCCGGCAGCATCGCGCTCCATGTCCATTCTGTCGGGTCCTCGGGGTCGTCCGGCGTAGGGACGAGCGTGACGCCCCACTCCATCGGGCGGGTCTTGCCGCCGTCTGTCGTATCCCAGCAATACCACGGAAGGCTGTTGTCTTGAAGCGCGGTTGCGCGGTAGCGTGGCATGGGAGTTCTCATGGTAGTCCGAGTCCTTGGCCGAGGGTGGATTTTGCAAGACTGTAAATGTCCTGCATTTTTTGCGCGGTCATTCCAATGTTAGGCTGGAATGCCAGCAGGTAACTAACCCGAGAAGTTGCGGCAGCGGTTGTGTTGTTACGACCAGCCGTCTGAAGCGTATAGTTTCCGTTTGTGGGCGTAGAAGTAACAAGGTTGTTTATTGGCAGATCAACTCCATTGGTTTGCAACGTTAGCGTGTCAGCATTCCATCCATAGCCTACGTTTCCTGAAATTGGCAGATTTGCACCAAAATTGTAATACCTTCTCCCGTTGTAATTTCGAGACTCAGGGAGCCATGTTGTTCCGCCACCTACACCTGTTGTAATAGTATTCTGAATTCCAGCAACGGCTGAGCCTGTCGAGCCGAATAAAACAAACTCTCCCTCAAAAGAGCTAACGTTTACCCCGAGTCCACTCCATACAGCGTGAACCGAATATCCGCCCTCAGTAAAATCGACTGCAAATTGAGGGCTATACTCGATCCGTTGCGTATTGCCTCCAAATGAGACCCCATCCGCCCCCCACGTCGGCCCGTTGATAAGCGTTCCGTTGTATGTCCCCAATCCCCCCAGCGAGTAAACGATTGAGCCGGTCCCTGCGCTCTGCGATGAGCGCAGCGGCCAGCACACCATGCTGCTCCAGAGGCCGAGTTGTTTAATGCCTTTTACAAAGTAGTTAATTGCTTGAAAATCCGTTGCTCCGCTTTCTTGGCAATAAGCCAGTGCATCTGGATCAAAATCGGTTCCAGTATTAAAAAGGAATAATTTATTGTAAATAAAAGGAATTAAAAACTTTGCTCGTCTGATTTTAGAGCTTCCCCTTAGTGCAATATTTAATTCACCTGTAAATGGATTAAGAACGTAAGGCATATTACGGATATGCTATTGAAATATTGATAATATTTGCGTCTGGAAGAGTTGGGGGTTGAGGTGAATAAACAAGCGTCAAAGTTGCTACCACATTTCCACCATTCAGATACTGCACAGTAGAAATGTTGTTTGTCGTTCCGTAATACGCAATATCAATCTCATCGTATTGCGGTATGTCAAACCCAGCAACTTGTTTCAATTGCTCATAGAGCTTGTAGTTTTGAAAGTCTGGCGTCAGATCGGTGAAGCAAGGTTGAGTCATAATCTTTTATCGGTTACGATAATTACAGTGCAAGGGCAAGAGCCTCGTTCAAAAGAAACAATTGCTGATCTTCAGTTTTTTGAACAAAGCAATTTTCGGTGATTGGTGATCCGCCTCCATACAAAGTAAGAGCATCGTAAAATTGATACATCTTAGCAGAATCACTCATCGCATCGAAACATCCATACGAAACAATACTGAAAATAACTGGAACCGCTTTTAGGGCAGCTTGTTCTTGAATCGTTTGAAGAAGCGGGTAAGATTTATTGCGGTAATCGAGATCGGTGAAACAGGCCATAATTTAAAAAAGGGGTTAGGGTGAGGAAGTTTCCTTCCCCACCCATGGTTGAGGTTTAGTAGTAGATACCGACAACGTAGGCGTTCACATAAAGTGCGCCAACACGTCCAGCAGTATCAGCACCAGAGGTGACGTTTACGCCAGCATTTTCGTAGGTGAAGGTGGTTGTATTAACAACTGTGACTTCAGCTTGCACGGCATTGAACGTAGTGTCGGTCATGCTGGCAATCGTGATCGTGTCACCCGTGGAGAAACCATGAGCGGCAGCGGTAACAATTGTAGCAACGCCAGAAGTGCGAGCGCGGGTGGCAGTAGCTTGACCAAGACCAACAGTGGATTTCAACAAACGAAGTTTGCTGGAGCCAGTGATAACATAAGGATTGGCAGCAAGCGCAAGGGGATTGTAGCGGCCTTGGTTATCAAGAGCGTCAGTGATAGTAAGGGAAGCTGAGACGTTTTCGCCAGTGGTTCCATTGTCCACGATCACGATTGGATCAGTGGCAGTGGTTCCGCGAGCGTAAGCAGTTTCCAGAATGATGCTTGTTGGAAAGAACTTAGTGTCTTGGTCGTTAAGAACCAAGAGGTCAGTGTCTCCAGCAGCGAGTAGGTTTACAGGAATCGGGCCAAACAGGTTGACACGATCATAAGCGAGTGGTCGAGAATTAGACATATATTTTATTTAAGGTTGTGGGGAGAGGCTTTAATAGCCCCTCCCCTTATTTAACTTTAGGAAGGCACAACAATGTCACCCACACCAGCGCAGCTATAGCAATCCTGATTGTTCTCAGGAACGATGTAGCTTTGAACTGGGCAGCAGGAACCGTAGAGGTTTTTGCTTTGTGGCAAGCGATGCAAGAACGTGTGTATGATGGCTGGGTCTTTGACCTGTGCGGCCAGACGGAACTGGGCTTGATAGAAGCCCGATTTGCGCCAGCGGTTGCACTCCCAATCTGGGTTCTTCCATTCCCAATCGCCAGCGTAGTTCTGGGTCATCTGTTGGGCTTGGCCGTATCCAGTCGAGGATGGCATTGTCCATTTGCACATTGCTTTGTTCACCATAGCAACCGAGATACCGAAGTCGGCAGTGCGGTAAGCTTTGTTAGGAACATAAGCACAGCCGTTTTCAAGGACTGTCTTGATGTAACGAGGAACGCGAACGAGACGTGCCCATGTTGCAGGATCAGCTTCGTTGAACGTAGCAAGACCAGCGTTGAAGGCAGTGTCGGCGTTGAAGCGAGCCGAGTTGATGTCGTATCCGAAGGCGTAGTCACCGATGATGCGGTTGATGCCGAGTTTCAGACGAGTAAGACGCTCATCGAAGTCGGTGTTTGCATCCCAGTAACCGTTATTGCGCTTGGCTTGGAAGTAAAGCGCACGGCCCACTTGAGGATCAGGGATAACGATGTCGAGCAATGGCTGACCAGTCGCATCTTGGAGATCAAGGCGGAAAGCGTCATCTTCGTCTTGGAGGTCAACGAGTGCGTCGTCGAGCATATCAAGCGAGAGATAAGCGATCTTGTTGAGATCAGCAGGAGCGAGCTTAACGCGAATCGCGCAAAGGTCGTAACCAGCTTCATTGTTGATGGTATGCTCAGGAACGAACCATGCTTGGTCATCGACCAAACCGCAATAGGTTCCGTCATCCGTGGTGATGCCCATCCATTTGTGTCCAGCACCGCCGATGTAGTTGGAGCGAAGGAACTCTTCGTGGACGTTCTTGGTGATGCGAGCATTCGACTCCTCGAACTGAAGGATTTCTTCAGCGGGGAAGAGGCGATAGAGAAGGCTCTCAACGCAAATCCAGTCGGTCGTCATCTCTTTACGGAGAAGCTCGAAAGTATAGCTCTCAGTGCCGGGACGCTGAATGACTTCGGGCTTGCTATCGCAAGAATCAGTCTCGCAGTAGGTGTCGGTGATCGCACGGAAAGGAGTGCAAGGATCGTGGAATCCACGGCCAAAGCGGAATGCTTTCTGTTCGGTTGTATGATTCAAGGGCCATGATTGCTCCTCGAAACGTGTGAAATATGCAGAGTTGGTGACGAGCTTCTTTACATAGAGGTCGTTGAAATACTCGCGGCCCTCGCGGAAGAAACTGTCAATCTCAGCACAAGAATTGAAATATAGTTGATCTGACATTTGATTTTAGTTGGTTTAGTTTTGGTTTTGCACCGCTAAACCATACCGCAGAGGAATAGCAAGCGAGTGCTTGGTTTCCTCTGCTGGACTCAACCCAGAGTTTTATCTGTCCAGAAATCGTTTTTCATGCGAGGTCGATAACTCGCCAGTCAGGGTGCGACTGAATCACTAATTTTATCGTAAACGATAATTTCGTCTATCCCTTATATCGGACATTGCAACAGACTATTTTCCATGTCAAGCAACTTTTTTTAAAAAAATGAAAAGGGGAGTAAGTTTTACCTTACCCCCCTTCCAGCTAACAAGAATGTTGAGCTTATGCGGTCGCCCTGCCTTGTGGAGAGAACCTAGCCAATTTACTAGCAAGTCCCTCACTGATACTCATTCTTGGTTTCTGGGAATCCGATGCACTTGGAGTGGAAGAAATGCGCGATGAGCCTTTGAGTTGTGCGATGTAATCGTCTTTCTCTTTGACCATAGCTTGGTATGCCTTCAGTTGTGCTTGAATCTTCTGGTATGCGCGGCCTTGGTGGATCAGTCGGTTCATGTCCTCAACAGATGCTTGCTCATTGGTTTGCTGTGTAGCAGCCAGCGCAATAGCTTCATCACGGGAGATGTCGAACTTGATACCCTTCTCCTTCATGTAGTCGGCAAGCGAATCTGGGATTTCAGTCGCCTTATCAATCTCTTGCTGAGTGTTCTTGTATCCCTCGCGCCACTGGTTCAGATACTTGTTTCGACCTTCTTGTTCTTTTTGTTTAGCGGTTTGAAGTATATTTTGCTTGGTTTCTTCAAAGTTGACAAGAGCTGCGTGATGTCCCTGAGTTGCTTTGATGAAGCTGTTGACTTGCTCCGCGAATTGATATTGTTTGAATTGTGAGAGCGAGTTCGTGATTTCCTCGAACGCTTGGTCACGGTCGGCTTCTGCCGCTCTACGATCCTCTTCGGAGCCTGCATTGAAGATGGAGGCATTTGCATTGACAGCGCGGGAGAATGTCGAAAGAAGAGTTGGATCATTCGATAACAATTGTCGCGCAGTATCGTAGGTGCTTTTGATAGGATCAATGTAAGTCTTTTTGAAGTCGGGATTGCTCGTAATATCGTGGAAGTCCAGTTTACCCCGAAGGTCTTTGATCTGTTCCGATAGTTGCTGCTCAATGTCCAGCTTCTCTTGGTTGGCTTTGTTGAGTTGTTCTTGGTAGTGGTTGGTTTCAACCGTTGATTTTGACTCGGACACCAATCGCTCAAGTTCTTGGATCTTGGTTTCAAACTTGGGGATTTCATCTTTCTTGTATTTCTCAAGTTCTTCTTTGAGCTTTCGGTTTTCTTCGATCTGCCGTTCGACAAACCCTTTCTTTTTTCCTGTTCGGTCAGATGTGATTTCAGCTTCGGTAACTCCCGCCACTGGTTCTTCTGGTGGTTCTTCATTGAATTTCTGGATTCCAAGGTTAGGGTCGCCAACATTG